GTCCGATAAAGATTTGTCCTAAGCTGCCTATAGAGGATGGATTGCATGCAGGTCAAATGTTGTTGTCAAAGACTTACATTGATCGTGAACGTTGCAAACCATTTTTAGATGCAATGAAGTGGTATCACCGAAAATATCTGGACAAGGACAAAACTTTTGCAAGACCTGTCCATGACTGGAGCAGTCACTATGCAGACTGTTGGAGATACGTTGCTGTTGCACACCAAGAATTAGATTTAAACCAATTAAGGCCACCGCAGAAAGAGGCTGCGGGTCTTCACTATAATCCACTAGGAGATTAAAATGGGATTTTTAAAACCAAAAACAATTGTGATGCCAGCTGCTGCGGCAGCTCCACCACCACCAGCACCAAAGCCACCGCCTGCATCTATTGAAGAAGTTTATAAAGATGAGAAGGGCCAAGAAACAACAGCAAAAGTTGAGGCTGAAAAAAAGATTGAAAAGAAAAAAAAGGGTATGAGTCAAACAATCAAGACTGGCCCAAAAGGCGTTACTGACGAAGCAACAATTTATACACCAACTTTATTAGGATAATATTATGGGAAAATTAATGGGAAAGCTTTTAAAAAAAGCAGACAAAGAAGGACTTTTTACAATAAAAAAACTTAAGAAAATAAAAAGTAACGTAGTTGATAAAACACCAGCAACTAAGGTAGCGGCAACAGCTAAAGAAAAGGTAGTTGAAAAAGCAAAAGAAAAAAAACTACCAGCACAAAAGATTGCGGCCCAGACCAAAGACAATGTTGAACAAGCTGAGAAAACAACTAAAAATAAAAAACCGAAAATGGTTGGTCTTAATATTTACAACAAAACATTGCTTTCATAGTTGATAGACATAATTCGATCAGATAACTATACAGAGCTGTATGAGTATCTACTTGCTAACAATTTTGAGTTTTTATCAGATCATAACGAGATTATTTATTACGCAATAATTTATAAATTTGTAAACAATAATCAGACTGCGGGTTTTGTATGGCTCTATGAATTAGAGGAACCAAAAACCTTTAACGTGCATTTGCACATAAACAAACAGTTTACAGGCAGAACACTGACACGTTCTGTTGTAAATAAATTTTATAAAATGACTGTTGAGTATGCTGACAAACTTATAGCAGAACCAATAGATATAAATCTTATAAAACTATACAAAAGAATAGGCTGGCAACAAATATCAGACCATTCATCACAAATTAAACTACCCTATCAATGGAGGACCAAATGGGATCAGTAACAAAAATATTAAAAAAAGCAGTACCAAAAGAAATAGTACAAGCAATTCTACCAACGCCTAACGTTGTTGCACCTGCTGCAGCACCAGCACCTACACCAGCACCTACACCAGCGGCACCCGCAGGACCAACTCCTGCTGAAATTGCAGCAAGTGAAGCTGCAGCTAAAAAAGCTGCTGACGAGGCTGCTGCGAAAAAAGCTGCTGACGCAGCTGCGGCAAAGGCTGCAAAAGATGCAGCGGCTAAAAAAGCAGCAGAAGCAGCGGCAGCTAAAGCAGCGGCAGACGCTGCGGCTGACAAAAAAGCTGGAGCTACTGCAGAGATGGGTGCATATACAACAGCTGGCAAAGGAACAAAAGCTAAAAAAGGAAACAAACCATTAATTAAAACATCAGCAAAAGGTGTTTTAGGTGATCCTATTTTATTCAAGCCCACTCTATTAGGTTGATGTATCAATCCAACAGCATGATGTCAGCTCCTTTTAATTCTATAAAAATAGAAGCAGCTACAGACATGACTAAATCTTTAAAACCAAAAAAGAAACAGGGCAAACTTTTTACTGAAATGAATAATCTTTATGGCTTAAATGCCATGCGGCAAGGTAAAAAAACTTTAATAGGATATTAGCATGAAAGCAAATGAGCTTACAAAACAATTTGATAAATTAAAATCTTCTCGAGCAAACTGGGAAAGTCACTGGCAAGAGGTTGCCGACTACTGTTTGCCAAGAAGGGCCGATGTAACAAAAACAAGAAGCAAGGGTGATAAAAGAACAGAACAAATCTATGACGGAACAGCACTTCACGCACTTGAATTGTTATCATCATCCTTACACAGCATGCTTACAAACTCAGCCTCTCCCTGGTTTGACATGCGTTTTAAAGACGATTCTTTTAGACAAGACGAGGCTGCTCTAGAGTGGTTAGAAACGTCAACACGAACAATGTATATGGCTTTTGCACGTTCAAACTTTCAACAAGAAGTGCATGAGGTTTACAGTGATCTAGTGGCATTTGGAACGGCCTGCATGTTGATAGAACCTGATGATGAAAATATTATAAGATTTAATACACGTCACATAAAAGAAGTTTATGCTGCAGAAAATCACAAGGGTGTGGTTGATACAGTACATAGAGAATTTAAAATGACAGCACTGGCTGCGTTTCAAAAGTTTGGTGATGCACTGCCAAAAAGTATTTTAAAGAAAATAGATAGTCATCCATACGAAGAAGTAACACTGCATCATTGCGTAAAGCCAAACGATAAATTTAATAAATTCAAACTTGATAATAAATCTATGGCTTTTGCCTCAATCTATTATCACAAAGATGAAAACGTAATTATTTCTGTAAGTGGTTACAATGAGTTTCCTTATATCGTTCCTCGATATTTAAAATCTTCTAGTGAAGTATATGGCAGATCACCATCTATGACAGCTCTGCCAGATATAAAAATGCTAAACAAGATGGCAGAAACAACCATCAAAGCTGCACAAAAAATGGTAGACCCACCATTATTAGTGCCTGATGATAGTTTTATTTTGCCAGTAAGAACGCAACCAGGCGGATTAAATTTTTATAGATCGGGATCAAGAGATCGTATTGAACCTTTAAATATTGGAGCAAACACACCTGTTGGATTAAATTTAGAAGAACAAAGAAGAAAATCTATACAACAAGTTTATTTTATTGATCAATTAATATCAGAACAAAACCAGCGTATGACAGCAACTGAGGTCATGCAACGTAACGAAGAAAAAATGAGACTGCTTGCTCCCGTTCTAGGCAGGTTGCAGGCAGAAATGTTACGTCCATTAATTGATAGAGTTTTTAATATTTTACTGAGAAATGGTAAATTACCTGAACCACCAGAACAATTGCAAGGCCAGACAATAGATATTGAATATGTTTCACCGCTTGCACGTTCACAAAGACAAGGTGATGTCCAGGCTATTTTAAGAACCATGGAAATGATTGCACCATTAAGTGATCGTTTACCAGTTATGGATCATATAGATCCCGACATGTTAGTTAAACATGTAACAGATGTTTTAGGTGTTCCTCGAAAAGTCCTGCGATCTGACGATGAGATTGTAGAAATTAGAAAATCAAGAGCTGAACAAGAACAAGCTGCAATGCAACAGCAAGAGTTAATGCAACAAGCACAAGCAGCAGGTCAAGCAGCTCCAATGGCCAAAGTGCTACAGGAAGGAGAATAGATGGATGTACAAGAAAAAGAAAAAGAAAAAGCGTTAAAACAGCTTATAGCTGATTATAAAATAGCTTTTGGATCTGAGCAGGGCGAACGTGTCCTGGAAGATTTAAAAAGAAGATGTCATTTTTATGCAACTACAAATGTTAAAGGTGATAGCCATGAGTCAGCTTTTTATGAAGGACAGAGAGCTGCTGTATTATGGATTGAAAATGTCCTAAAACAAAAGGAGAAATAAATGTCAGAAGAATTACAGACAACTGTAGCGGAGGAGCAACAAACTCCCACGCAATCTGCAACGACACCTGAAGTAACGCCTGCTAGATTTATTGATAATTTAGCAGAAGATATGCGTAACGAACCGTCATTGCAAAACATACAAGACTTGGACCAACTTGCAAAAGGTTACGTTCATGCACAACGCATGGTAGGAGCAGACAAAATTGCCTTGCCAAACAAACACGCAACAGAAGATGATTGGAATCAGTTTTATGGTAAATTAGGCAGACCTGATACACCAGAAGCTTATGAGGTCAATTATCAACCACCAGCTGAGGGTTATGAAGCAACGAACCTTCCTGGTTTCCAAGATGCTGCTTATAGAGCTGGATTAAATTCAGATCAAGCACAGCTTTTGTTAGATTGGTATTCTGAATTAGAAACAGAAACTATACAAACAAACTCTGCAGCGTCAGAAACACATAGGCTTACATCTGAACAAGATTTAAGGCAAGAATACGGACTTGCTTTTGATAAAAAAATAGCTGAAGCAAATGGTGTTTTTCATAAATTTTTTGGTAGTGATATGGCGCAGGTACAGTTAGAAGATGGATCACTGCTAGGCAACAATGCACAGTTTATCAAAGCATTGACAAACCTAGCCAGTAATTTTTCTGAAGACACAATTACTGCTGACCAAACAGCTACAGGTGCTATGACTCCACAAGAAGCACAGTCAGAAATTAATAAACTGACTGCGCCAGGCACTGCTTATTGGGATAAGTTACATCCTAATCATCAGGCCGCAGTGGATGAAGTCTTTGCATTAAGACAAATGGCACACCCAGATTTAACAGAACAACCCAAATACTAGGACTCTGTTTGACAGCTGAGTATAGATCAGCCGATGAGCAATCGTAAAATGTAAGAGAACCCGTAAGGATAATTTTCTGATTTTTTTTAACTTAACATTGTAAAGAAGGAGGACTCTATGAGTTCACAAATTACAACGGCATTTGTCGAGCAGTATTCTGCTAACGTACAAATGTTGTCACAACAAATGGGTTCGCAATTGCGAGGTGCTGTGGATGTTGAGAGTATAACAGGTAAAAATGCGTTCTTTGAACAAGTTGGCTCACGAGCTGCTGTTCTTAAAACGTCAAGACACGCTGATACACCTCAACTAGATACACCACACGCAAGAAGACGTGTATCACTCGATGATTACGTTTGGGCGGATCTAATTGATGATGTTGACAAGGTTAGAATGTTAATCGATCCAACAAGCTCTTACGCCAAAGCAGCAGCAGCTGCGATGAACAGGGCTATTGATGACGTTATCATTACAGCTTTGGGCGGCACTGCATTTACTGGCACGTCAGGTGGAACATCAACTTCACTACCTGCTGCAAGTAAGTTTGCAACATCAAACCAATCAGATGGACTAACAATTGCAAAGCTTTTATCTGCAAAGAAAAGATTTGACTTGCAAAGTGTTGATCCATCAATCCCTAGATACATCGTATGTGGTCCACAACAAATTTCTGATTTGTTGGCTACTACAGAGATCAAGTCTAGTGATTTCAATACCGTTAAGGCTTTAGCTCAAGGTGATATTGATTCTTTCTTAGGATTCAAATTTATCACGTCAAACAGATTGAGCCTTGATGCAACCAATACGGATGACAGGCTATGCTTTGCCTTCACTCAAGACGCAGTAAAACTTGCTATTGGCAAGGACATCACAGCTAAAATTGATGAGAGAAATGATAAGAATTACTCTACTCAGGTTTACTACTGTATGTCAGTTGGTGCGACTAGAATGGAAGAAGTAAAAGTATTCCAAATTCCGTGCAACGAATAATAGATAGGAGATAATTATGGGTACTAAAAACTCAGATTTAGTGGCTAATTTCGAAGCAACTCCTTCAGTAAAGAGCAGTGCTGCATTGCTAAGCGGAGTAGTCCGTGTAGCTCAAGGCACAATTGCACTTGCTGCTGGAGATAGTGATGACAATGATATTGTTATGCTTGCACCGATCCCTAGCAACGCTGTTGTCTCTCAACTATTTATTGGTTCAGACACACTAGGCGGTTCGTGTACTTTCAACGTAGGAATTTACACGTCAGCTGGAGTAGTTAAAGACGAAGATGTATTTGCAAGTGCAGTAGCTGACGCTGCTGCAATGGCTGATGTTCGTTTTGAAGCTGCTGATATAAACACAGCTGGAAAACAACTATGGGAGCTTGCTGGAGACAGTGTAGATCCAGGTGGATACTTCTATGTAGCGGCTACTATGGCTGCTGATGGTGGTACTGCTGGAGACATGTCTTTCAACATTCACTACATAATCAACTAGCACTAAAATTAGAGGGCAGCCTTCGGGCTGCCTTCTTTACAAGGAGAATTTATGGCAAAAGATACACATGTAACTAAAGACGGTAGAACCGTTAAAAAAGGTTTGTATTATTATATGAACAGAGCAAAAAAATCTGGAAAGTCAAAACCAGGCAAAGGAACGGTAACAGATAAAGCTTTAGCTCAATCTGCAAAAACCGCATACTCAAATAAAAAAAAGAAAAAAACAATGGTAGGTTAGGAGATAATTATGCCACATACACCGACACATAAAAACAAAGATAAAAAAGATAAAAATAAAAATTTAGCCGCAATGTATGGTGATAAAAATGTTGTTACCAGAGGTGACGTTATTGCTGCTGCTATTAAAAATAAAAAGAAAAATACTTTAGTAGGTTAATGGCAAACAAAGAACACCAGAACCCATCTGGCGGTCTTAACAAAAAAGGTAGAGAATTTTACGGTGTAAAAGCACCAGTAGCAAAAGGCACAAACCCACGCAGGGTTTCTTTTGCGGCAAGATTTTCTGGCATGAAAGGCCCACTTGAAAAAGATGGCAAGCCAACAAGGCTCAAACTTGCATTAAGAAAATGGGGCTTTGGCAGCAAAGAGGCAGCATCAAAATTTGCTGCTAATAATAAAGCATCTAACAAAAAAACATTAGTAGGTTAATATGACATCAGTAGTAGAAATTTGTAACTCAGCACTTAACAGTTTAGGTGCTGCAAACATTACGGCACTAACAGAAGACTCTCGTAACGCAAGACTTTGCAATCAAAGATACGAACCAATTCGTGATGCAATTTTTAGAACGCATTATTGGAATTGTTTGGTTAAAAGAGTTGAGTTGGCAGCAGATAGCACAACTCCTGCATACGAATATGATAAACAATATACGCTACCAGCTGATTGCATAAGAATTTTGCAAATAGGTGGATTTCACAATGGATCATCTTCAATGCTTAGTGGTGGACAAACATATAAAGTTGAGGGTAAAAAAGTTATAACAGACGAGGAAGAAATATTTCTTACTTATGTTGCAAAAATAACTGACCCACAAGAATACGATACATTGTTGGTAGAAACTATAGCAGCCAGGTTAGCTGCTGAGTTAGCTTATGCAATTACTCAATCCAATACAGTTGCAACACAATTAGAGGCACTTTATAGAGAGAAGCTAAGAGAAGCACGATTTGTTGATGCATCAGAAGGCACTCCTTATGATGTTGATGCAAGTACATTTATTAATTCGAGGTACTAATGGCTAAAACAACTTTTGCTTTTTCAAGTTTTACATCAGGAGAGCTGTCACCAAGATTAGACGGCCGTATTGATTTAGAAAAATATTTTAGTGGCACAAAAACACTTGAGAACATGGTAATTCATCCTCATGGTGGCGCATCAAGAAGACCAGGCACAAAATTTATAAGTGAAGTAAAAGATAGCAGTGATTCGACAAGATTAATACCATTTGAATTTTCAACTACTCAAACTTACGTTATGGAGTTTGGTGATGAATATATTCGATTTCATAAAGATAATGGAATAATTACTGAAGCTGGTAAAACTATTTCAGCTATTACAAAAGCTAACCCAGGCGTAGTTACAGCTACTTCTCACGGTTATTCTAACGGAGACTATGTTATTTTATCAGGCATAGTTGGCATGACAGAATTAAATGGCCGTCAATTTAAAGTTGCAAACAAAACAACAAATACGTTTGAGTTGCAAGATATGACAGGTACAAATTTTAACACGTCATCACTCACAACGTACGCATCTGCTGGCACTGCTTTTAGAATTTATCAAATTGTTTCTCCATACGATAAAGACGATTTGTTTCAAATAAAATATGCACAATCTGCTGACGTTATGTACATTGTACATCCAAGTTATGCTATTCGTAAATTAACACGAACAGGTCACACGTCATGGAGCATAAGCACCGTATCAATCACAGGTAGTCCTAGTCCTGGACTAGCTTCTTCAAATAATTATCCTAGCTCTGTTACGTTCTTTGAACAAAGATTAGTATTTGCAGGCACTAACGATAATCCCCAATCATTATGGTTTAGTGTTGCTGGCTCTTATGAATCTTTTGCTACTGGCACTAATGCAACCGATGCTATGATTTACACGATTGCAAGTAATCAGGTAAATGCCATCAGATTTTTATCAAATCAATCACAATTACTTATAGGTACAACAGGCGGTGAATTTATTGCAACTTCTGGTACAAACAGTGAGCCAATTACACCAACAAACATACAGATAACAAGACAAACTAACTATGGATCTGCAAACGTTGACGCTGTACAAATTGCAAACGTCACTATGTTTTTACAACGTGCAAAAAGAAAATTACGAGAGATGGTTTACAACTATGAAGTAGATGGATTTATTGCACCTGATATGACAATCCTTGCAGAACATATTACCAAAGGTGGCTTAACGTCTTTTGCATACCAACAAGAACCTGATAGTATTCTTTGGGCCACAAGAACTGACGGAACACTGTTGGGCCTTACATATCAAAGAAACGAAAAAGTTGTTGGATGGCATAGGCATATACTAGGTGGCTATAGTGACAGTGGTAAAACCATTGCACGATCTTTTAAAAGTTTTACTGCAAACTCAACAACTGTAAGCACAGCAAACGATACAATTACTATTAGCTCACACGGTTTTAGTACAGGTGATCCTGTTTATTATTTTACTGCAAGCAATGCCATAGGAGGCATAACAACAGATTTACTTTATTTTATCATTGCAACAGACAGCAACACAATCAAACTTGCAACGACATCTGCAAACGCAACAGCTGGCACAGCAGTTGATCTGACAACAGCACCAGGAACAAACACGACACAATATATATTTAAAGGTGTAAATTTAGCAACAAACGTTGTTTATTCAGCTGAACACGGATTATCAACAGGTGATCATTTTTATTATAATTTAGGTGGCACAGGACTCAGCAACATTACAGACAGGGCCAAATATTTTGTAAAAAAAATAGATAAAAACCAATTTAAAATTGCATTAGATAGAAATATTAAAACGTTTGTAGATTTACAATATGATGTAACAGTAACATCTGCACGAACAGACAAAATTTTATTAGATGCTGTAGTAGAATCAATTGCAGTAATTCCATCTGATCAAGATGAGTATCAACTATACTTATTAATAAAAAGATATGTAGATGGAGCTACAAAAAGATATGTAGAATTTTTAACAAATTTTGAATTTGGAGAAGCACAAGATAATGCGTTTTTTATTGATAGTGGTTTGACTTATGACAGCGTACCAACAACAACTATATCAGGACTTGATCACTTAGAAGGTGAAACAGTATCAATATTAGCAGACGGGGCAACTCACGCTACAAAAACTGTAAGTGGCGGCAACATAACCCTTGATAGGTCTGCGCAAAAAGTACATGTTGGATTGAATTATGATTCAATATTGCAAACGCTAAGAATAGAGGCGGGAGCTACACAAGGTGTAGCACAATCTAAAGTTAAAAGAATTAATGAGGTTACAGTAAGGCTACATAAATCATTAGGTGTTGAAGTTGGCGGTGACTTAGACAATATGGAAAATATACCTTTCCGTTCAAGTGCAGCTATTATGGGATCACCAATTGATTTATTTTCCGGTGATAAAAAAATAGAGTTGAGGGATGATTACAATGTTGATGGACATGTTTTTGTAAGACAAACACAACCATTGCCAATGACTATATTGGCTATAATGAGAAGGTCTAATACATTTGACGCTTAAGTTTAAAAAGTTTGAAAAAGAACATTTAG